AGTGGTGATGTCGGCCTCGCTCTCAGTGGCAGCAGCGACCTCCGCAACGGGTGCGGTGGACTCCTGCGACTCAGGGGCGGGGCTGTTCACGACTTCTTCAGCCACAGCATTTCTCCTTTTTCTTTCCTCCCCCGCACAGCGCGGAGGTTAATTGTTATGGGTTGCGAAGCTCCAGTGCCTTCTCTTGGATTTGCTTTGCGGAGCTTTGAATAAATTCACCAATAATTTTGTTGGATTGTGTTGCGTCCTCAACGCCTTGGAGGGCCTCAAGAGTCGTACGAACCTGACCAAAGGCAGTACCTCGTCCAACTTGCGAAACAACCTCTGAAAGAGCTGGGGCAATTTCTCCTGGGGTAAGTTCAGTTCCACGTAGACCAGGTTGAATGAATCCTCGTCGAGCCCAAGCTGGCAGCGAGAACCCCATTGAATCTGGCGTGACAGGAAGCAACGTAGTAATAAGATATAGAAGGGAATCATCCTTAATAATTTGAGCCACGACGTCTTGATCGCTGTTCATAGAATTTTCCATCCACTCAGCGACTTTTTCGTATGCAATGTATCCTCCACCAAAGTAAATCTCTCCCCTTAGGCCTGGGATTGGGGACGGGGTAAGGAACATAATCTTTAGCAGCGAAGGGATTGCCTTCTGCACCATATAGGAATATGGGTAGAACGCAAGCATTGGATGGTTAACGCTTCTTTCAAACCAGGTACGATGATTGGCAAAGTATTGAGCCTTATCCGCCGCCCTGCTGCCCTTTAATAGGGCAATCTCGTAGGCGCCAATAACCGCACCTACAATTGATTCAGCATCTGCCTTGCTCATTCCACCAGAAACTAGTTCGTCAACCGATAGTCGTCTTGCCACCTTGCCAGTTTTTTCCACGTGGCGAGCGAAAAGAATTGGATCTGCGTGAATGAGGTATTCGTTCAAAATAAGTTCCAACGCTTCGTCAGCATTGGTCACCCCGAAATGCTGCGCAAGAATCCTTAGGGCGCCTGGTCGATTTCCTTCAAGAATCTCAAAGAACTCTCTGTTTGCGAACTGGTCCCCGGTCATATCCCTTGCAAATTCCTTAGTGTCCTTCACTCCTTGGATAGAGAACCACCTGCGAATTCTTGATGAGACACGTGACCTAAGGGAAACCGACTGAATGGCGGTAGCCGCCATTGACCGTGTTGCTCGTTCCGACATCTTTACCACGGCGTCGTTAATTACGCGGTTGACGTTGTTTGGGTCAAGGTGCGCTCTTCGCATAACAGAAGACTTAAGCTCCCTAAGGAAATCATCTGCCCGTTCTGTCTTTATACGGTGAACAATCTTTTGGATTTCTGTTTCTGTTCGCTCCAGTAGAAGATTGAAGTATGGGTTGAGCCTTCCGAACCGAAGTTCTGGATAAAGAATGTCTGTTAGAACGGTAATCTCTGGGGCAATAGCCTTGACCCTACCAGTAAATCCGCTTGTCAAGCCAGCAACAGACCAGTCCCCTGCGGCAGCAGAGAAGATTTCCTTGATTGGTTCTGTCCCAGCGTCCTTGAGCCTCCCGTAATCATCTTGCATAACTCTACGAAAAACTTGTTCAACTTCTGACTTCACGACAAACAGACCTTGGAGCCTTCCACCACCAAGTTCCCGTTCTGCCCCTCTTTTGGCTGCAATATTATTAACCTCAACAAAAATCTGACGAGCCTTGTTGACAGAGATGCCAGTCTTTTGCACCATTGAGGTGACAAATCGTTCGGCAATATTATTCTTGGTGATCTCTGGTCCATACGGCCTTGAGAACTTTTCCCAAATTTGACCAAGCTTTGTTGGGCGAAGTTTCTCCGCGACAAGCGCGTTGTCAAGGCCATCAATAGCAATGTGGTCAATAGTATCCGAGAACGGCATCAAAACCTCGTCAACGGTTTCCCTGCCGTAGTGATCCGTGATAACAGTTTGTACTCTGCTTAGGTCATCTTCTGGCGCAATACCGAGCCGATAACCCAATTTCTCAAGTTCCTTCTCAACCTCAAGGATCTGCCGCAGTGCTGGATTCTTTGCGGCAGCGGCAAGAATCTGAGCACGCTCAAGTGGACCAACCTCTTGAACTGTGAGGTTGACGCTCTTTTCAAGGTGATCGCGCACCTCGGAGTACGTGTACCGACCGGGGGCAAATCTTTTACCAAAATCGTCAAACTGGGAAACCAATCGATCTGCCTCGTCTCGCAACTGCTGCTTGGTTGTTGCAATCAATGCCTCGTCCTTATTGGCAATTGCTTTTTCTAGCGTTTCTTCAAGGACTTTAAACCTCTGAATTGCTTCTTCTGTTTGGCTTTGTGTGATGCTTCGGGAGGATGTAATTGTCAATCTACCGAGGTCAACAACTCGCTCTCCCTTTTTGCTCTTAATAGTAATTGTGATACCAGCAACTGCCTTCCGAAGGACTGCAAGCCTCCTCATTGCCTGACCGTTTGCAGCACCTCGCGCAACAGTCAAAACGTCTGCAAGAGCCTGTACATTATTTCCAAACCGATCAAACTGCGCGGTGGCAATTTGTCGAGCAAGTTCTGGCTTTGCGCCAAAACCAGCGACAATATCTTGGGTCAGCTCCTCAATTCCTTGCTCGCGCCTAGATGCAGCGGGAATCCTATTGTCCTTGTCCTGTCGAAGAATTCGGATGGCTTCTTCCGATGCAATTCGGGAATCAAGATCCTGCCTGAACATAGCACTTTTACGGATAAGATCTTTTTCTTTTCTTATCCTAGCATTGGCAGCAAGTTTCTCGATGACATCTCTAACCTCAGAAACTTCTTTGACCCTTCGCAACTCGTCTGCACGCACGCCCCTCTTTGCGTCAAGAACCTCAAACAACTTGTTAATATCGTCGTCTGAAACCCCGTATTCCTTTAGTAGTTGTCCGACGGTAGAGTTTCCTGCACTTTGCGAAAGAATCTCTTCCTTTGTTTTGTTTGACGATATACCTTCGATTGCGTGTCCGATGAATCGGTCTGCAAAATCTGCACCGTTTGACCTAGTAATTGTTGCGCGAAGACGGATTGCGCCAGCCTTGATTGCGTTTGCAAACGTTACGGCATAGTTATTGAGGCCACGATCTAGGACCTCTCGCCCAACAACCTTAGCAAGGTCGTCTAAAAACGGGTTAACGTTTTTAAGATCAACAACCCTAAACAACCCAAGCGCCGACTCCTTAGCAATCGTGCTAGAGAATCTCCTTGATGCAAGAGAAAGCTTGCCAAGAGTTGAAGAATAGATCTTTCCCATCCAGTTGTACTTATTTAGGAAAGACAACTCGTCGGCATACTTTGCCGCAAGTTCAAGATTCCCAGAAACCCGTGCTGTCTTTTCCAACGTCTGAAGTGCGTCTGCACCGATGGCAGCAAACTTAGCCGCCTGCGCTGAGGTTGACACTGCCTTTCCAACACCAGGAGCAATGAGGTTCATAGGATCAAGGACAAGAGACCAAAGGAAGTTTGCGGCACCGTTCTGGCTAAACCCTGCGTTACTTGCCGCGAGTTGTTCCGCCGCGTCTTCTAGGCTTGCACCGGATGACATAGCGTCAAGAGCGGCTTGAGGTGCCTCGCCAAAGGTCCCAATAATAAAATCTTTTTGGTTGTTTCTTGTAGAAAGGATTCTTGCCCTAGCAACAGCCCGTTCGGTTTCGATTCCAAGTGCGGTTAGCAGCCCTAGTGCAGGCGCAACGGTTACGCTTCCAATTCCCTCAAGCACGCCAACGCCAGCTTGGGCAAGATTCTTGTCTCCAATCCTAATACCCTCTGCGGCCTTTACTACTTGCCCAACGGTGGCGTCAGATACGCCACCAACCATCCCAATAATAGGCTTGGCAATACTGCCAACAACAGGAAGGTTTTCTACAACAGAGACCAAACCTTTGCCAACCCCAATAAATCCAGCATTGAAGTTTCCAATTGACTGCTGGATGGTGGTGCTTGGGTCAGACATTCCAACTTGGATTTTTCCAGCACCAACGATTTGGCTCTGATTTGACTGACCAACCTTAGCGGTGAAGTCAACAGAACGAGGTCCAGATCTTCCTCCTGGGGAAACTGGGTCAAATGCACTTGGCATTAATCCATCTCCCTTTCACCCTTTCGGAAGTCAATTAGCGATTGGCTAATTTGTTCTGGAGAGAAAGATACCCTTGGAGTCTTTGGTCTTGGTCGAGGCACGGAAACCTTAACTGGCAACGGTGATGGGGCGGGGGAAATAGTTGCCTGCGTCGCTAGGTATGGAGAAATTCTTGGCGCCTGCTGGACGTTGGGACTTGGCATATTCCTAAAGAACGTGCTGGCCCCAGCCGGGTACCCAGTCTGCTCGTACTGCTTGAACTGAGTGGTTTCCGAAACCCTTTTTGCTCTCCTTGTTTTTTGTTCTGGAGTTAAGATTTTTTCCTGTGCGGCAATAACGTCCATTTCAATGTTTTCTCTTCCAAAGGTTCCGCCCAAAAATGCTCCAGCGGCAGCAAATGCTGGAATAGCAAGACCACCACCAAATGGCGCTCCGACAACTGCACCGATTGCGGCGCCAACCTGCGCACCAGCGTTAGCAACGCTAGCTGCTTGGTTTGCATATTGTGGCTTTAATTGCGGGAGACCGTTAATCATATCGATTTTATCTTGATTGTCTAAAATAATCTGATACCCTTCAGCCCTTGTTGTTTCTCCCCTAAGGGTTGCAGTTTCAATTTTACCCTCAATTGTTTGACCCTTTGGGCTATTCTCAATCCTTTGAGCCGCAACCTCGTTTGCTAATTTGATTAGGTCTTCTGAGGATGGTGTGGCTGGACCAGCATAAAGAGTTTCTTGACCAAGACCAGGCCTTGCAGCGTCAAATGCCGCAGCAGCCTGTAGATACTTGTCCTCACTAATACCCTGTGTTAAAACTAGCGCACGCCTCTGCTCTGGGTCTGAAGGATCAAAGTCAATGTTGATGTCTATTCCTTCTGGCGTAAGCTTAGAATAATCCTTATCTTTAGCTGCTTTTCCCTGTGCTCCAAGACCATCCTTGCCAACTACAAACCCCTCTCCACTTCGCTCAATGGTTGGCGTGTCAATCACGTATCCCTTAGTATCAATGACCTTGACCTTTCCTCCTGGCAGTTCGTATCTATATGCAACAACTGCGTCTTTGTCCTTTATTTCAACACCACGAACAGAAATTGTTCTTGCAATGACTTTTCCACCGACTTCAATAAACTCAATGTATTGATACGACCCTTTCGACAGCCCTGCTGCCTGGACGCCATCATACGTGTATCCCTTGGTTACAGGGTCGTACACAAGGACACCAGCGCCAGTTTGCAAATTGATTGATTCTTGTTCTATGTCATCAAAGTTAGCCCAGTCTTGATCAGCCCTTTCATCAAGGAAACCGCTAATGGTTTTCGTTTCGGCGGAAGATGACCCAAAGGCAGCTTGCTGCTCCGCAAGCAAGAAAGGAACCTGTTCCTCCGTCCAACCATTCAGAGGGATAGATCCATAGATAGATTTTTCAAGATAAAGACCAGTTTCTAGTCCTGCAACATACTTCTTCCACTCGTTGTTGTAGTAGGCAAGAAGAGTTTTGTCTCCCATTGCCGAGTCCTTATCTGCCAGCCATTTGGTTGATGCAAGCGCAAAATCATCAAGCGCAGAAAGGCTGCCGTTTGTATTTGCTGCGCCCTTCCACTTGTCGATATCCCTGTTTGCGATTTGAGCTTCATAAAGGCCATTCTTCAATGCCTTATCAAGCCAAACCCTTCCCTCGTCTCCGCTTTCAACTCCAAGACGAGCAAGTGCAGGATTGCTATATCCCGGATTGTTGTCCATATAGTCAAATAACGCTGCTAGGACTTCAGGGTTTTTTGCCATAGCGCCTAGGACATCAAATCCACCAGGTCCAGAAATGTCTTCAAATCCTGAAACACCTACATCGATGCCGATTTCAGCAACCGAAAGGTACAATGAGTTAAGGTCTTTTGTTAATTTAGAAAGCCTTGTTTCTGCTGCTGCACCCCTACCGCCGCCAAGACTGTCCTGGAAGTTCTTAATGGTTGCACCAACGGTGTCAAATAGCCCACCAGTTTCTGGAACTCCAGCGGAAACCATACCACGTCTAAATTCTTTTGCCCACTTAATATACTGAGCTTCAGACATTGTTCCGCCGTCAACCCTATCCTTGTACTGTTTGCTTAGCGCGTTCCACTCAAATGTATAAGAGTCTACTAGGGTTCTTGCCCTAATTGGATCACCTTCTGGGATGGAATTAATCGCGGAATTAGCAAGCGATCTAAACTCTTCCTGGGTGATAAATCCTGCAACTAGGTCCTGACCACGGAAGTTAATATATTTTGATGCGGCAACATTCTTTTCTTGGGCGTACTTGTCAAGGGCGTCCTGATTCGTTGAGCTTGTTGCCCTTCCGTTCAAGAACCCCATAAGCTGCTCATAGTTGGCGCCAAAGCCAGTATTGAAATCAGCAATCAAATCTTGGTACTCTTCTTCAATGTCAAAGTTTGTTGCGGCATCAATCTTTTGAAGAAGAGCTTGAAACTCCATTGAGTTCTCTTCAAAGCCGCCAAGTTCGGCAAGCTCCTTGTAGAAGTCAATCACGTCGCTCAGCGTCGGAACGCTGCCGAATAGTGCCGTCTTGTTGTAGAACGCCTCAAGCAACAGCCGCTCCTCCGCAGCCTTCTGCTCGCGGATGAGTTGCTGGATCAGCGATGAGAGATTGGATGAGCCTGCTTCAGCCCTACCGAAACGTCCGCGTCGTGCCATTAGGCTTGTACCTCATTCGTTCCCGTCGGTGCTGGGACGAGGTTTTCCTCACCCGGCGCCGCCGCATTGGCAGCCGTCGCCTCAGGCGGCAACTGCGCTTGGTTCTCTGGTTGGTTGAGCGACTGGCTTCCAGGCACGCCAGACTGTGCAACTCGCTGGGCGTTGAGTGCCTGCTCTTGCGACATCATCTGTGCCTGTTGCTGCATCTGCTGCTGGCCCATCTGCATCTGCTGCATCTGCCCAATGACCTGCGTCATCGTGGCAACAGCGGCAGGGTTGAGGGTTGCATCCGTCTGTTCGTCGCGGATGAGTTCCTTCTCGCCAATCGGATCTTCCACGCCCACGCGATCCATTGCACGCTCGGCGCTCCAGATGCGGTTCTGTACGAGGTTGATCGCGGTGCTGGCAAGTTCCAGCGTGTCTCGTGGTGTAAGTTCTGGAGCAACGATCTCGATGCGGTACTCAGTCCCAATGATGGACCTGACGGCTGGATCCTTGACCTCCCAGATACGGGCGCACATTTCCCAGACCTTCTTCATCCACGCATAGAACACCTTGCGCTTTGGAGCAAGGCGTGACTCGTAGTTGGCAATGAGCGCGGCGATGGCGCGGGACGAACCTAGCACCTGCGCGGGCGCGAGACCGAGGAGAAGGTCGTTGAGTCCAGTCGCCACCGTCAGCTCGCGGTCAATGCGGGCGACATAGGCTTCGATCTGGAACTGCGGAATGAACGGCTGGATGGCACGGAGTTCGTTGCCAGGACCAGGCGTTGCGACACGACCCGGCTTTGGCAGCGCGTTCGGCGGTACCTCGTCAGGAGCTTCGGCTCCGACCAACTGCCACATCTGCCCACCGACGATGGACTGAATCATCTGCGCCATCGCAGTGACTCGCTCGTCCTTCTCGCGGAGGAGTTGCTCAGGATCGTAGAGCGCAGGCTTGCCGTATGGGCTACCTGGGATCTTCCCGTTCGGGAGGTGGATGTACGGAATCTGTCCGCCGTACTCAGGGTGCGCGTCATTCTTGACGAGCGTGTTGCCCACGTAGATTGCATTGTACACCAACGGCGCCTTCCCTGGCGATGTTGGCACCTTGTACCAGTAGTCGTAGACTTCCACCTGCATCTGCTCGTAGGCAGTCTCGCGGCGGAGCGGGTTGCGCTCAAAGGCGTTTGCCCAGACGTTGCCGATAGGATCATCGTGGCTGCCACGGCTCGTGTACGGGAACCACTTCTCACCTTGCTTAACAGGGATCACGTTGACGCCGTAGTCCTCTTGGATGGACTGTGGCGACATCCCGTAGGTGTAGAGCGCCCAGTCTAGGCGGTTGTAGTCGCTATTGCCGAAGCCGAGGTAGAGGTTTTCTGGTCGCTCAATAATCGAGATCTTTGGCAGGCGCTCAATCGGATCCCAATAGACCTTGGCAGCGGTGTGTCCGTAGAGTTCCTTGAGCAGTGCAGCCTGCTCGTGGAGGAGATCCATCTCGTTGGCATCCCACCAACGGAAGTAGAGCCGCTCGCGCAAGCCAGCGGCTTCTCGCTCTTCCTGTGAGGAGCCAGTTGGGACGTAGTTGATGACTGGTCGCACCGCCTGAATCGCCGCAGGGATCTGGACGTAGGCGTGGTGGATGTTGACGGAGACGTGGGCGCGGCCAGCGAGGCGTGCGCTTGGATCTTCCGACCAGTGGTCTGCACCACCGAGCGTCATCGTCTCTGGGTGGTAGAGGTTGTCCATTCGGCGGAACAGCGCCTTGAGGCGGTTCTGCTCTGGATCGACCAACTGCTTGCGACCAAGGATCTCCTGGAGCAGCGTAAAGTCTTCGCTCTGCTTTGGATCAAGTTCCTGCGCAACGAGCGAGGACTCCAGCATCTTGAGCGCCGCAGCCTCGGAAGGTGCAAGCTTCTCTACGTTGGGTTGGATGCGGAGGGTTCCAGAACCACCACGTAGACCAGCAGAAAAACCCCCAGGGGCGCGTCGGCTGCCCTTGGAGGTGGCGTTCATCGCAACAGGGGCATTCGCCACTGGTGCAGTTCGTGGGAGCGGTGAGTTAGTAGCTCCGGCGGGTAGGCGGAGGGAGCCGCCGCCGGAGCTACTGATTTTCGTCGGTGCAGTTGCAAGTGGGGCGACGCGATCAAGTCGGTCGCGGATGACGGCGCCCTTCTGTAGTCGTCGCGCCTTGTCAATTGCCTTGCCGATAGCAGCGATCTGTTCGGGCTTCGCAACCTCTGGGTCGGTGGTGTACTGCGCTGGTACGCCCTTCGTATCCTGGAACGCTGCTGGAATCTTACGGACCTTAGCCATTAATCACTCACTCCAAAATAGGTGAAGGTGGGATTCTCCACGCCCTTCTCGGGATTCCTCAGTGCGTGTCGCACTGCGATTGCTAGTGCCATTACGGCATCTTGTTCTAGTTTCTTGTCGTCAAGTCGGTAGATCAGGAGTTGTCGCTTCAGCTCGTCCCACGCAGCACCGATGGGGAATTCGATCTGTCCCTTGTCAATGACAGCCTTCAGATCGTTCAGGAGTTCCACCTTCTTCGCCTTCGTGCCACCGAAATCAAAGCCTCGGAGCGGGCGGATGATTGAGAACTCTTGCTGGAAGAGCCTGCCACCGAGACCAGTGGAGTCCACGATGGTGGTGCAGAAGGCTCCGTCTTGGCCGTAGAGTAGGTGTCCCTCTCTCACCATATTCACAACTGCGGAGATGCTCTGCTTGCCGCTGCGCTTCCTGATCCTCACCCCGCGTATCTTCCTGCGGTCGGTGATGTCCAGCGTGATTGACCACGTCGCGTCGTGCGAGATGCCGGGGTCTACGCCCTGCACATAGCGGTGGTTTCGCTCTGGCTTCGTCTCGTGATCCAGCGACTTGTATGCCGCGAGGATGGACTGGCTCCAGAAGAAGGAGTCTCGTGCCTCGATGAAGTATCCGTCAATGTTCTGCGGGATGAGGTAGGGCGCCTGTTGGCGGACCACATCGTCAAAGTTCTCCTGCGTCAACCCGTACCCTATGTTGTCGCGGGTGGAGAGTCGGAAGGAGATGAACTTCTCATCCCTTGCTGGGTTCTCTGGGTTGCCCTTCTCCCAGAGTTCGGAGTAATCGTTGATGCCCTCGCTTGGTGTCCCGATAAAGTGGAGTGGACCACCAGTGGAGAGTCGGCGGAGGTTCAAGACCTCTTGGTAGATCATCACGAGGTGCGGCTCAAATGCTGCCTCGTCAAAGGAGATGCCGTTCATATCCTTGCCGAGCAGTGCCTTGGCGCGATCCTGCGTGGTGCGGAAGTGGATGCTTGCCCCGCCAACCACGGGGTGGAACTTGATCCAAGGATACTCTCCGCGATACTTCTTGGAGGTGTCAATGATCTTGCCAAGTTCCTTGGAGAGCGGGCAACCCCTGCCCCTCTGCGCTGGATGGTTGCCGCCGAGGATTGCCTCAACTTCGCGGAAGACGAGTTCTGCGGTCTCCTGCTGGATGCCTACGTGGTACCACTCGTACGGAGCGTTGGCCCATCGGACTGCGGACTCTGGATCGTTGGGATTCGGGTTGGCAATCCCTAGTTTGTATAGCGCGTGATGGAGACACACAACAGCCATAGCAAGAGTCTTTCCTGCACGGTTCCCAGCTGAGACGACCGTTGTGATGTACTTCGGACGGAAGTTCGTTTCGTCACGTTCACTGCACGCCTTCCACCAGTTTACTTGTCCTGGATTGCCTTGGATGCCGAGCCACCTGAGGGCGAAGAACTCAATGTCAGACCTGCCACGAGCAAGGTCAATGGCGACTTCGTTGCTAAGCGGCTTCAAGCCTTCTTCGCCTTGAGGCGACTGCTGATTCCCGCTGCCTTCTTCTTTGCATCAGCCTTGCTGCTCGCACCCCACGCTTGCAGGCTGAGGAGGAGTCGAGTCGGTCGTCCCTTCTCGTCTCGCTCTGGACCGGGCATACCACCCATACGGGCGAGGAATGAGGCGCGGCGTGGATTGTCTCCGCTCTTGACTGGAGCCTTGAGTGTCCCGCCAGTCTGCGCCTTGTAGGATGCGCGACCGCGTGCGTTCAGCCCTCCCTTTGGATTCTGACCCTCTTTACGTTGCCACGCTGCGCTCTTGGGCATTACTTCACCTCGTTATGGTAATACAGAGTTCCTGGCAGGAACTTGATGGATTGGGTAGCAGCGGCGATCCTGTCAATGAAGGTGCCGTCTGCTTCGTAGTGGCGGTCTGTGTATCCAGCCTTGCGGGCAACGTCAACCTTGACGATGTAGTTGCCAGAGGTGGATCTTGCCGACTTGAACTGCGGGGCGGAGTCTTTGGACCACCCGCAGTATACCACATCGTTGCCAAGTTCCGCTTGCCACATCATTTCCGCGATGTAGTGCGGGTCGTAGGAGTCGTCGTGGTTGAACCAGCCAATGTAATCAGATGTCGCCAAGTCAAGCCCCTTGGCCCGCTTGTCGTGACCCCAGTCGTTGAGGTTCGGTTCCGCGTAGAATGTGAT